AGCTGCAGCATTTACAGTTGAGGTTAAGTTCATTGCTATTCCACCTGCAGAGATTGTATTATTAATAAAAAATACACCTGTAGGAGAGAATGTGAATTGATTGCTTGACTGCAAAGCAGATGTACCATTTCCATAAAGAATCTGACCTGCGCTAAAAGATGCTGCACCTGTCCCACCTCTTGAAACTGCCAAAGTTCCTGTCCAACCTAAAGTCATTGATACTGCCCTTAACAATGCCGTTGATGGAGTTCCACCTAAAGTAAGTGTTACGTTAGTATCATCAGTTTCTGTCAATGCTGCACCTGTTATATCTGAACCTGCAATAGTTGACCATGAAGGTGCTGCACTTATAGTTCCTGTTCCTGTTTGGCTTAAATATTGTTTTGTAGTGGTTGTATTACCTGCTAATCTTGTTCCTGTTCCACTTGCTCCACCATAAATAATATCTCCTAAAGTTGTCATAGGAGATAAAGCATCAAATGCACCTGCCTTTGTAGATGCTCCTGTACCACCACGTGATATTGCAAGTTGACCTGTCCATCCTAATGTTAATGATACTGCTGCAAGTAATGAAGATGCAGGTGTACCTCCAAGTGTTAAAGTTACATTAGTATCATCTGTTTTTGTTAATGCAGAAGCAGGAATATCTGCTGCAACTATTGAATCCCAAACAGGTGCAGCACTAACTGTTCCTGTTCCTGTCTGTCTTAAAAATCTTCTTCCATTAACTGTATTACCTGCAAGTCTTACGTTATCTGTACCATTATGATAAATAATATCACCAAGTGTTGTTGCAGGTGATAAAGCATCAAAAGCAGCAATTGCAGTTGAAGCCCCTGTTCCACCACGTGCGATTGATAATTGCCCTGTCCAACCAAGAGTCAAACTCGCTGCCCTAAGTAATGAAGTTGCAGGAGTTCCTCCCAGAGTTAATGTTACGTTGGTATCATCTGATTTAGTCAGAGCTGCACCTGTGATATCTGATCCGCTAATAGTTGCCCACATAGGAGATGCAGAATCTGTTCCTGTTCCTGTCTGGCTGAGATATTGTTTAGTAGTTGTTATGTTTCCTGCAAGTCTGTTAGCATTTCCAGATGTACCCCCAAAAATTATATCTCCCAGAGTAGTCATTGGACTCGTTAACTTATTATTAAATATTGTCCAATCAGTTGATGTCAAATATCCGTTTACTGATCCTGTTGCTGCAGGGATAGAAATAGTATTAGTTGATCTAACTAAAGGTGAACTAAATGTCAAAGGCTGCTCTGGAGTATATCCTAAAACAGTTGCTATAGATTTATTTTTCCATAGACCAGTTGAACTCTCAACACCAACATAAACCAAGTGAGTTGGAGCAAGAGCTTTTGTGCTTGTATAAGCTCCTGCAGTTGTTCCTGACAAATAGAGCTGAGTTCCTGAAGTAAATGCTGATGTATCAACTCCTGAAATCTGACCTACAAGAACTACAATTCCATTAGAATTATTCGAGATATTATCCTGAACCACTCCTATAGTCTGTGCTGATGTAGCATCTGCATCTGCCTGAGCTTTAGCAATTGTCGGGTAACCTGCAGTAGCTCCATTGATGTAAACTACTGTCCCTTTATTTATTGTAGCTCCTGAGTTATTTCTAACCTGTAGAACTAATTTATCAGATGATACAAAAGCAGGAAATTGAGTATTTACCCATGATGTACCATTATATCTTAAATAGTCATTAGTAGCTGCAGATGTAATTGCCACATCCCCAAGCTGATCAATATTGTAATCCCCCTCCTGAGCTACTATTGTCCCTGTTCTACCAAATACACTCGCAACAGCATTGCTATTCAGAGATTTCTGCCATATTGTTCCGTTATAAACAACCCAATCTCCAACCGCAAAACTGATAGTTCCGCTACCTAAATTCTGTGAACCTGCAACATTGACTAAATATACATCCCCATTGTCCCCTGTTCCATCTGCCAGAGTTGGAGTATTTGTTGAGGCATTCCATGTGCCCTTATATTCCATAACCGATGAAGGCAACTGTGAGGCAGGAATCTTTCCTCCTGAGTCCAATGTTGCAACTCCATTAGCCAATCCATAACCATAGGTACTAATAAACTCTCCGTTGGTCAATCTTGGTACACCTGTTCCCAAATTTGTAAGAGTTAAACCTCCTGTAGTTATTGGATCAGTAGTAGTATTTCCGTTATCTGTAACCTGCTGCAATGTAACTGATGCCTGAGCACCGATCAAATGTGCAACCTGTAGCCATGTGATTTTTTTAAGCTGTCCTGTGATTGGATCGCCAATAGTAGTTAAATCACTTGTCTGAGGATTTACGTTGGTAGCTAATTGATTTATTTTTTTAGATTCCATAGTTATTTAATTGGAACTTGACACCTGTCGTTAATTAATGGTAAAGTTAAAGTAACATCTGCTCGAACACCTGCCAAATAATCTGGATCACTTTCTGTAAAAAACTCTAATGCTATTGTTTCAGAAACATCAAACAGATTAGTGTTATTTCTAAGTTGAGCAACTATATCTCCGCAAACCTGAGTCATATCAGATAACACCTCCTGACCTTCAGTTTCTTGCAATTGCCTGTCCATGAAGTAAAGACTGAATCTAAACTCAATCTGTTTAGCAAGAATGTTAGAACTCTCAAGAGTTATAAACATGGCAGGATATGTAACATCCTCTTGGCTCAACCTATTGTAAACCTCACCATAGTACACAAAGTTAATTTGTGCGTGTTGGTTTCCGTAATCTGTTATTTGTTTTATTACTTGGTTTAGTGTTAGTGTTGTTGCCATTTTTCTGCAGATAAATCTTTAATTTCTGTTGATTTTTTAAGTTAGCTTGTTTACTCATAACAGCAAGGTGGATTGTTTCCCTGATATATTGCTTTAAAATCTTTGTATTTTGTTTTACCTCCACAGCAAGTATCATCTCCCAGATAAATGGTTGAATTATAACCATCGTGCTCTGGTCTGACAACATCAATACCTGCACCCCAATTGAGATACAGAGGAAAGTTTCCTATTGATGATTGCTGCTTAAGATATTTGATGAGCCTTTGTTTATAGAACTCAGCTCTGGATTTGTACCTATTAGCTACATCTATCATGTCCTGCATAGATGGACTCTCAAAGTTATCCCCTGTTTTTCTCAGCAGTCCCTTGTTATAATACTGAAAACTCAATCCCTGAGGCAGTTCACTTAAAACAAAGTTTACAAGAGTATCAACTATGTAATCATTTAACAAAGTTACTTCACCCTGTGTAAGATCATTAGCCTGAATCCCTGCCTGTAATCTGTTGTAAAGAGCACTACCCAAAGCAGGTAGAATATAAATGTCCTGAGCAGCTTTAATTTCTGGCAGGATCAATTTCTCATCTACATTGTTATGCAGTCCTGTCCTATCTTTGATAGTGTCAACTGATATGAATAATACGTTTAAACTCATTTTATTTTCTTGTTACAAGGTTTTCTTTCCATTCATGTCTGCAGAAAGGAGTATGTTTCGCAGGTTTAGAACCTTTGACTGTGTACCAACCGCCTCCTCTATCCCATACGGAATATCCGAGTCTGGCAGTCATTTGCTCTATCTCTGCTCTGCTGTACATTTTCTTTTTGCCATCAGATTGTTTCTGGCTCATCAGATACTTGCAGAATGGTCTGCTCGTTGGTTTATCAGAATCATTGAATCCTTTTCTCCACTCGTATGAATACCTGATCAGGAACTCAGTTGTTTGAGGTTTAATTTTCTCTACAATGTCTTTTAAAGGCTCTGTCAGATTTCTTTCTGTAACTACATTTGAATCTATGCCCTCGCCAACAATAATATCTTTGACAGCTATGTAGCCTTTCTCAGCAAGTAGGCTCATAATCCTTTTAATAACCCCTATTTCCTCTTTAAGAACCTGAGCAATAATCTCTGGAGTAATTCTTTTATCCTTAGCAATCAAATCCAAAACATTAGCCTGTAATTGACTGACATCAGCAAACAAAACCTGCTCCTCAAATACACTCTTTTTCCTCCATACATTAAAATTATCCTCATCCTCACCCAGATCATCCAAAGTAGAGAAATCAAAATCCTGATCCTCAAATTGTACTGTGTTAATTTCTGGGTTAACCTGAGGCTGATATTTAGAAACATCAATGCCGAGCTTTTCAATGATCCACTCTTTAGGAGCAAGTTGCAAAATTGCAGCCTCGCTGAACTCTATTCCAACAGGTTCAGTAGGTATGATTTTTAAATCCTCTGGATAACCTGCATATCCTGCTAACATATTAAATGCAGACTCAAGAAACATTTGTTTTCCGTTAACATATGTATTCTTGAAAATCTCATATCCATCTCTCATTTCGGTTCTTGTTCCCAATTGACCTGCAACTGCAATACCAAAAATGGATGGAGTAGTTACCTGATGCCCAGAGAAAATGTTTGTCTGGATCAGTTGATCAACCTGTCCAAAATCCTCTTTAGTCAAATCTGACTGCCCCAAATCATCTACAATTGGTTTTCTGGATGCATCATTGACAAAAGCCAACATATACTTAATTCCATCAGCTCCTGTGTAGGTATTCTTAAACTTGTTATGTACAACTCGCTGTTCCTCTGGAGAAGGCTCTCCATTAGGGAGGGTAATGAGTTTACTCGCAGAAAACCCTGTTTTAGCATTCCCTAAACTGAGTATTGTCTTTGTTAGTTCTAAACTTTGTATAATCACAATGCCAAATCTCGCTCACCTTTCCTATGCCCCAAATAACCTCCATAAATGCCCCTCCAAAGAGTTCCATATCCAGAGATACCTTTCTGGTCAGATCATCCAGAGATTCGCTCCTATTAGGGCTCTCAATGAATGCCTCACCTGATCCTGTCCAACCATTGCCTGTGATATAATGCACCTTGTTTCTAACAATGGCATTATGTTTAGCAGATTTGTTAAATAGTTCAACAAGATAGTTTGGATAATCATTCCTATCTCCATATTGAATATAGCCTTCGCCCTTTTTCTCCCTGTATTCAGGTTGTTTGGCTTCTGCAAATTGTACTAAAACGTAATTCATTCTCTTATTTTATAAGTATCTGTAGTTGTATATTCTGTGAATATTGTAGCCGATTGATTTAACATCATAATTCCACTCTCCAACATATTTAAACCTGCAGGATTTGTGTTACTTGTACTGACCTGCTCATAAACCTGATAATCCCATTGACCATTTAAGCTGCTGCTAAAATAGTCATTAACCACAATTTGAAATTTATTGTATCTATCCTTATATGAACTGACATCAGTATTATTCAACTTCACAAATTTAACCTGCTGATTGCTACTCCTATTCGTAAAAATAAACAAATAATTAGGACTCGTCAATAACTGTTTCTCAGTTAAAGTTAAATAAATAAATTGAGTCTGTCCTCTTGTTAACTGTATCATCTACTATAAATGCAGAAAACTCTGGTATTTAACAAAAATGCCCCACCTAAAAGGCAGGGCACATGAAAAATCCACACTATATATATTAGCTACCTGCAGTTTGGAGCTGACCTGCAACAGTTGAGTTAACCTCAGGAGCAAGTTCAGGCTCTTTACCTGTAAATGTCAAAGTGTAACCAGAACGATCACCCTCTGCTGTACCTGTCTGACCAGAACCTGCTGTGATGTCAAGTCCTCTTGTCAATCCAAAATACCAATATTTTCCGTTATTGTCTTTAGCTACAGCGACCAAAAGATTTTTAGCCAACAACAAGATTTCGTTTCTTGTATTAGCTTGTAGTTTATTAAGAACAATAGTGAGCTCCTGCTGATAGAAAATAGTTCCATTTTCAACAGATGCATTAATGTTCTCAACAACTCCAGATGTAGCTTTGACCAACTCATATTTGTAAAATCTCTTTCCAGAGGCTTTAGTAAGAGCAGTCATAACTCCACCAGAAACAGTATAAGATGAAACATCTTGAGATGCCATAAAGTATACCTCAACTATTCCACCTAATGAATCTTTACAGTCTAATGTGTAGCCTTGCGTAAGTGCACAAGCCATGTTATTGAGTTTTTAAAATTATAAAAAGGGCAGTTTTACCTGCCCATTAATTATGCAAGGATAAATTTCACAACTTCATCAGGGAATGCAATGTTCACACCCATTTTGAACTCAGAAACAAATCTAACTTGGTCTGCCTCTTTTGCGTAGAAGATTTCAAATTTTTCTTCCTCGTTCAAAAGATCAGTTCCCAAGAACATATTTGACAATCTCAAAGCATATGCCTTATCTGTACCATTCAAACCTTGTACTGCTACAACTTTGATAGATGTACCTGGCAGGATGAATTCGCTATCAGCTTTTACATCAATTGAGTAATGAAACTGATTTGCATTTTTAAGAGCTACAGTATAAGTTCTGAACAAATCTTGACCACAGAAGATAGTCATATCATCAGCAGCTACAACCTGTGCAGGAATTGCTTTGTAGATACCATCGAAAATGCTGATTACATTAGCATTTGTGATTGAGCTCAAAGGAGCACCAGAGATGTAAGTAGATGCATTCGCAGCAACAACTCCAGATGCAGCACCGATCAACTTAACCAAACCATCAAACTTGTTAAGGTTTACGTTAGCTGATGCAGTATCGCCCTGCCAGATTGAAGTTTCCAACTGAGATGCAATTCTGTTTGCTTTCTTTTCAGCAAATTCTTGCTCGAATGGGATTGAATCATACATTGAACCTGTAGGCAATGCCTTTTGGAGATATTTAGCTTCCAAATCTTTAGGGCAAAGAGCCTCGTTCACTTTAATTTTACCAACTGTTACAGTTCTCTGAGTGAAAGTTGTAGAACCAGATGCAGTAAAACCGCATGATCCACCGCTTTGGAAAATTGCATCAGTATCCATGATGTTAATGGTTTCAGCGGATTTCACTCCAACCATTACATTACCTGCACTCTTAATAAGAGATGCAGTCTTAGCACCGAGCACACTTGAAGTTACAAGCAATGCCTCGTTTTGTTCTGTGTAGTCTGCAAGAGCAGCAACATTAAAAGCCATTTTTGTTAATTTTTATTGTTTAAAATTGCGTTACGATATTTATTAAGTCTATCAAACTTAATGTCTTTAGTTGATTCAAATTTGAATGATTGAGGTTTTTCAATTGGATCAGCACTTGGTGCTTTAGCCATCTCATCAATCAAATCTACAACCTGAGAAAACCCTGCTTTAGATTTAGCCTCAAGAGCTGAAACCTTAGCTGTCAGAGCTTCAATTAATCCGTTAAATTCTGCAATCTTAGCAGAGAATTGATCTGCCATTTCTTGCATCTTTTTGTCTTTTTCTGCCTC